AAACGATCAGTATCATGAGAATTGTATATATGATCTTATACAGGAGATGTGTGATAGATACCATGAATAATGAAGAAACTTTGTCAGAATATTGTCAACGAAAATTGTCAGAGAAATATGTCATAGTACCTTATGGAGAACATAATTGTGCTATATATAATAGAGAGTCAAAACAGTATTTAACTCTGTACAGCCACAAAAGAGATGCTGAGAAAGATTTAAAATTTCTTTTAAAAAATAGTTGACAAGTATTTTTAGTTGTGATCTAGTTTATATTGTATAATCAACCTCTAGTTAGTTGGACATACGATACAGTGATGTGAACACCTATGTTAGATTATACACAGTGGCAAGGGAAAGTAAGCATAGAGAAAGCCTTGCCACCTTTCTAGTAAGTTATATACTGTAATTCTAGAGAGGAAATATTGGAGATACTTATTAGGTGGTACAGGTACATTTTAATCGGAATCCTATTAGCCAAAGCTCTTGCATGTACATGAAACTTTGGGAGTGTCTCTTAAAAATAGGAGATACATTTATGAACACTTATAAAGATATTTGTTATTATAATAAAACACTTCTAAAGATATTATAAATGTGTCTCTGTATAGACAAGGAGAATGGGAAAATGAAAAAAACTAAATTACATGAAGTTATTACTGTACAGACTAATAATGACTTAATTAAATTAAATGCACGAATTGGTTATCACTTAGGTACAGGAAAAAAAATAGATGTGAAGGTTATACAAGGTAAAGCAATCATAACCGAGCAGAAGGTAAAGAAACATGCAAGTTAAATTATTGATAAAAGCATTAGAAACATTGCCAAGTGATGCCATTGTACAAATTAGTAGTTGTCAGCACGAGTATGGCAGTGAGGATATAGCTTATATATCTGTAGAAGACGAGCATAATAATAAAACAAATTTTAATGGACAAGTGTATGTGGATTTGGTAGGAGGATACCCTAATGTTAAAAACAGTTAAAAAAAGCCAAGCTCTTAAAACCACCGATTGTGCTGTAACCTATCGTTCTGGCAAAAATGACGTTTTCGGTACTTGCCCTAAAATTTGTCCATTGAATCCTAACGAGACTGTCAGTACAGGACAAATTGATTGGAATTATCTAGATGCTGTACTCAATGCCAAAGTACGAGGTGGTAGATCATGGACTTATACTCATTTTAAATTTGAGGATATATCACTTAAACAAAATAGAAACTTTCACTTTAATTTTCTGTACAGAATAAGAGATAGTAAACAGCATACGACAGTTAATCGTTCTACGGATAATGTCAATGATGCTGTTGCTGTACACAATAAAGGTTATCCCACGACAGTAACTTTGTCCGATAAAAATGTCAGAAAACACTTTGTCCATAAAGAAATAAAATTTGTTCGTTGTCCGTCAGAGTATAATAAAAAAGTTGGTTGTATAGACTGTGATCTTTGTGCAAGGAAGGATAGGAATTTTATTATAGTGTTTCATGCTCATGGCAGTAAAAAAGATTTAGTAGGCAATGAGGAGCAAGGTGGCTGTTATGGTACTTTTGGCAGAGTACGGCTACAATGGGAACATACCAGAAAAAATGTCAGTCAAAATAATGTCAGTCAATCACAGCAAGATATAAATACATTAAATAACTTTGTACAGGAATTACCTTACGGAACAATTTTACGACATCATATTGTAGGAGATATTGGAAAAGAAAAAAAGAGTTCTGTACAGAATAAAAAATAATTAATTATTTGTTTGCAATTAATTTTATTCTGTATAAGAATAGGTTTTTTAACCAATAACATGAAGGGAAAAATTATGTTAGATACGAATGATATTATGGGTACATCTACTCATACTTTACCAGAAACTAAAGTGCATAAAAATTTAAAGGATTTATCTTTATTTGATTTTGGTGTACAGGAAGTGCCGTTGCATTATTATTTTGAAAGTAAAGATATAAATGGAAATGATGTAGGAGTTGAAAGAGTAGCTGAAGGAAAGAAGGCAATCATACGTTCTGATACAGGAGACTTTATAGGCAATCATTCTAATAAGTACAAAACAGTGCCACATTATAGTCTGTATAAAAAGCATGTAGAAAAATTACTCGATAATAAAAACATTGATACGGATAATGTAGATATTATTGATGCCACATGGGATAACGGTGCAAAAGCAAGGAGAACAATTCATTTTAACAGCCATGATTATAAAGTTAAAGACGGTGACATTGTACAATTAAGAACTGATATATTTAACAGTTTAGACGGATCATGGGCTTTTCAAACTTTTACAGGTGCATACCGTAGTCTATGTCTTAATACGTTAGTGTTTGGTGGTCAAAAGTTTTATCATGAGAGAAGGAAACATACAGGTGGTCTATCCATTGCAAGTGCTTTGTCAAAGATTAATGGCACGTTAGATGTATTTGAAACTCAAGGTGATAAGTTTAAACTTTGGAGCAATGCTAAAGTTACTGATAATCAAGTTGCTAAATTGTTAGCTGACACTGTTGCTTATAAAAAATCTAGAACAGTTGAGACATTAAAAGACTTAGATAAAACTAGTGCTAATATCAATACTAGACTGTCAGATTATTTGCTGTACAGATATGAACAGGAACAGGGCAGTTTAGGCAAAACACTCTGGGCTTTATACAATGCTGTTACACATTGGTCTACTCACACTGATGAGACATGGGAAACTGTCAACAAAAAAGGTGAAGTTGTCGAATTGTCGACAGGCAGAAAAGGGAGCCAAAAGGCTAATGTCCAAAAGGAAAGAGAGATTGCAGTTCGTAATATGTTAGATTCTGACAGTTGGAAAAACTTAGAAGATTTAGCAGTTGCATGAGGGTAGTCAGTTGATAGATTTTATTGCAACCTTATATAGACTATTTGTCATTTTTGTTATTATTATTATAATATATGTACTACTACAAATTATATAATAATTTTTTATAACTTTAACAGAAAGGAGAAAATTTCCATATAGTAAAAAGTATAACTCTTGGAATAAAAGCAAGTATTATTAATTTAATGCTTGCTTTTTTTTATGCTGTATATAGAATGAGGTATCTTTAAACAAAAACGAAAGGTTATAATAATGACGAATGATAAAAAAAAGACTGACGACAAATATGCAGAGTATAAAAAATTCTTTGCAAATCTAGACGGATTTACAGCTTATAAAATTTATAAGTTAATGTCTGCTGTTAAGAATCAACAAATAAATGGCTTTGTAGCTACTGACATTGAAAAGAATTTCAGAGGTTCAGAGTTGGGACTCGTTACAATGGGAATTATAGCAGGAAGTAATAAAAGCTTTATTGCTTTAAAAAATATTCTTAATGAAGTTGAGGAAGGAGAGCAAAAAAAATGATAGTAACTAATTTTAAAAATAATAATAACAAACCTATTGCTAATCAATTTATAATTAGCTTTCATGATTGGGAAATATTTCAATCTTATAATTCTATCATTGCTGTAACTAAGCATGACAGCAATTATATACTATTAGATGAAAAATTTCATAATTACAGTGTAACCACATCAAGATATTTATATTTATTTCTTAATATGAATAGAAAAGAAATAGATTTCAAATATAAACAAGGTTACATAAGATATTGTGATTTAAACCAATATGGAACTCATGGAACAGCTGACAACATGCTAGTAGATTTCATAAACGAGCAAATCCAAGAAATTCATAAAAAACGTAGTTGTATAGAAGTGTTTGGGGGTGTTTAAGATATGAGAACATTTTTATTATTTTGGCTTGTGTTTATTGGCTTGTTATCGTTGTTTGTTTCTCTTGGTGCTGTAAGCATGTTTTTGCTATTTGGAGTACAAATTGAAACATTTTTTTACTTTGTTTATGGCTTGGTTTTTATCTGTGGCATTGTATGTTTGCAGACAGCCAGAACATTAAAACATTTAGGAGATAATTAATATGTGTAATAAAAAATTAGCTGAAAAACATTTTAATCATTTATATGATAATTGGATTAGTGATGAGCAAAAACACTATGAAGAATATTTTATAGTAGAAGGTGCAGATAATATTCCGACATCTAAATTAGAAAACCATAATTACAAAGATTTAAGAGTAATTAAAGATTTTTTAGAGGAGATAAAACAATGAAAAAATGGAAACATGAATACAATACTTATGAACAGTATTTGATTTCGTTAGGCATGGCTGACACAAGGGCAAAAGATTTATCTGTTGCTGTTAATAAATTACATTCGGCTATTGCTTATCTGGATAAGAGCAATTATAAACTATTTACAGACAGCTTTCCAAAGACTAAAGGCTTAATAAATGCTTTTGCAGATTGTGAAGGATTAAGAAAATTCGATTAAACCGTTGCTGTAAATAGGTGATTTCTCCCCGTGAAAACCTCTGTTGAACTAATATTCTTCAGGGGTTTTTTCTTGGCTTGTTCTGGCTGGTAGATAATTCGTAAGTGTTTGATATTATTAGGATTGTATATTGTGTTATGACTCGCAATAATACTTAATATATACCCCATTCGATTTAGTTAAACCAGTTTTTGTCAATAGCTAAAACACACGTGCACATATATTATGGAAATTTTGGAAGACTTGTGTTTTTTCTTATGGTGTTTTTAGTATGCGGTTATTTTCTTAACATCAGTCATTATTAATGTTCCGAATATATTTTCTGCCAAACCCCTATGCGTGGGGCAGTGGGGGTGGTACATATATTTGTATGCAATGACGACATATTTTTACTAAAATTTGGCCATTAAACCAGATCTGTTGCTGTACCTAAGTGATACCGTTGCTGTACCTAGGTTACCCCTAGCTATATTAACCCCTGAATCAAAGGAGTTATCTTTATTATACACCCAAATCAACAAGTTGTCAAGAGAAAAATTATTTTTTTTAACTTTTTATGCAATTAAACCAGAAAATGCTTGACAAGTTTGTCATACGGTGTATAATAGTGTATATAGGGCATAGTTCTATTCAAAATTTCACAACAGATTAACAGAAATACAGCAAAGGAATTGTTGAAACATGCCCGATTTTATAATGTGGAGAGAAGATGGCTGACGAATTTGGTGATAAAATTTGGGATAAAGGTATAGAACTTTTTGGGCCTAAATTTTGGGGTACACAATTTACAGAAAAGCATGTAGAAAAAATATATAAAAGTTTAGGGTACAAATATCATCCACCAAAGAAGGCTGGTGGTGGAAAAGTTAAAAAGTATGCTAAAGGTGGTGGTGTACGTAAAGCAAGGTATAAATAGCCATGCCTCTAGTCTACTACGTAGCAACAATAGTTATGTGTTTTCACGGTGTCTGTACACAATT